TATAGTTGTTGAAGATATATTAATTACTAAAACTTTTGACAGTTTACCTATAACAAACCACGAAGGATTAAAATCTTGGTCAGGTAATGTAGTTACTGAGTATAACACTGTAGAGTCTAAAGTAACAAACATTAAAAAAACTAATGTTTCTGAAACCATTATAATTAACGATGATATTTATAAAAGATTTTCTACTCAAGAAGATATTTTAGTAATAAGAGATAATAAACTAATATTTTGTGTTGCTTCTGAATTAAAAATAAATGATCAAATAGCAAAAAGTCCAACCGAAATGATTGGCGAAGCAGCATGTATTGTTTATAAAATAGAAACAGTAAAAGAAGATAGAAATGTTTATGATTTTATGAGAGAACCATTTGGCTTGGTTGTAGCAGATTCTTTACTTGTATATAACGCTTATCCAGTAAATTAATCTTTAGGAAACTGGTACATAAATTCTCTAGTTTTTGAAGTTATGCCTTTCCAAGGTCCCCAATTTTTTCCACCATTACTCATTATGTAAGCAACTTGACAGTTAATTGATGGATTTAAAAGTTGACTAGTGTAGTCTAAATTATATTTTTCTTTTCTATCAGCATTAAGGTCACCAATCATATTTATTTGAAACAATCCGTATGACTTGTCTCCAGTGCTTTTATTGCCATTAAAAGCCAAGGCGTTACCCATTGATTCTTTTTTAACAATGGCCCAAGCCTCAACTAAGTGTTTATTTTCAAAACCACAAGCAGATAGCAAAGTTTTTAGTTCAATGTCAGTAAGTTGTCCTTTATCCTGATATTCAGCAAGGGTTCTTACATTATCTCTAGATGGTTTATTTAAATGATCTGGCCTAGAAAGCAAAAAAACCGCCTCAGCGGTAAATGTTGCATATTTATCGTTTTTTAGGTTAGTTTCAACACCTTGAGCATTAGAAATGTTCAAAAATACTGAAGATAATCCAAGACTTGCGAGCAATCCTATTAAAAATTTTTTATCTTTTTTCATAGTTCTCTCCTAAGAAAACATGACACCCTTGGTAGGTGTCATATATCAAGTATAACATCTATTTGCCAGCAAGTCAAATCAAAAATGTCATATTAGTAAGATAATACAAAAAATTATTTAAAATGATATAATATTTGTATGGCAACAGGTCAATCAAGCATATATAATTTACCATACCCACAAGTTAATGATAGTGTAAACGTACATGGAGATATTGCTTCTTTAGCAACTTCATTAGATAATACACTTGCTGGACTTGGCTTATCTTACATGAAATTAGATGTAATTAATACATCTGGAGCATCAATTGCAGCAGGATCTCCTGTATTTATTAATGGTCATGATTCAGGAGAAGATTTAACAACAATAGGAAAAGCAATTCCTACAACAACTTCACCAATATTAGGATTATTAAAATCAACAACAGCAAATAATGCACAAGGAATATGTGTAGTATCTGGAGTGTTGCCAGATGTTAACACATCTGAATTTGTTGCAGGTGATATTTTATACGTAAAGACTGGTGGAGGATTAACAAACGTTAGACCAGCAGGTGGTGCAGGTGCAGTAGCAGTTTGTGCTTACGCAGATGCATCTAATGGAGTTCTTGTAGTTACCGCCAAAGGTAACGGTACTTGGGGAGCATTAAAGAACGGTCTTTCATAATTATTTATCCAAACATGATATAATTACAATATGGCCATTCTCAGAAACTCATCTCAAGATTTATACAACGTAGGTGCTAAACCCCCAACCGTTAAATGGACAGTAGTTCGTGGTGACACCTCAGCATTTAAAGTTTATGTGACAGACGATGAACAGTCCCCTTTAGTTATAGCAGATTGGAACATTGCTATGAAAATTAAAAGACCAAACCTTGCTAAAGATCTTGGAGTTATTACAGATAATGCAAATACAGTTATGCTTTTGACTCCAGCAGCAGATGCAGATGATTTGGCTGGAGAGTTTACAGTTAAACTTGCAGCAGAAGAATCACACAATCTTCAAACAGGAGATATTTTTGATATCGAGTTATCTACATCAGAAATTGTTTGGACAGTTGCACAAGGCAGTCTAATTATCCTTGAAGATGTAACTGACTAATGGCAACAGCAATTATTGTTGATGACAATAAACAAAAGTTAAGAAGTATTGAAACTTCAGATTATTACCAAACCAACATATATTACAAACCTGGCACGGTAGAAATAAATTACATCTTACCTTTTAGAATAAGATTTACAACAATAACAGTAGAAGGATATGGTCCAGGTAATGTGCCCCCAATTCCTTTACAGGTTATTGGCTATAGCAACTATATTCTTTAGAATAGAGCATAAAAATGTTAGATATGATTAACGGTTTATTTTATGAAGTTATAAAGCCAAGTAAAACATTGGCAGGATGTATTGATGTATATGAAAATGTTTGGAAAAATCCGTTACAAACAATTGCAGATGTAGAAAAACAATGTTCTGATTCAAATAATAATCTTGATTGGTCAAAGGCAGCAATATTAAATCATGAAGATAACACACCAAATTATGATCAAAAAATAAGAACTAACTATGATCTGGGTATTACCTATCAATCAAAATTAGAGAATTATTTAGCACAACAAATTCATAATCAAATGTATACGCTTCTTCTTGCTACCACCATAGATTATAACAAAAGATATGGATTAGATTTTAATATAGAAAAATCGGTGTTGTGGCATGAAGATTATAATATGTTAAAATATTCTTTTGGTCAAGAATTTCATTCTCATTTTGATGGTGGAACTGATTCTGGTAGATATTTATCAGCAGTTTTATATCTTAATGATAATTATGAAGGTGGTCAAATTGAGTTTGTAAACTTTAATATAACAATTAAGCCTACTGCTGGAACGTTACTTTTGTTCCCCTCAAATTACGCATACCGTCACAAGGCCCATCCAGTTACATCAGGAACAAAATATGCAATAGTAACATGGTTACGTGATAGACCTTTTCAAGAAGAAAGGCATAATGGTGTAGAATAGACATATGACTAAAAAAGAAAAACCTAACATTTTTATAGCAACCCCAATGTACGGTGGGGTTTGTCATGGATACTTTATGAAGAGCATTATGGGACTAGTAATGAAACTAACCTATAAAGGATACAAAGTAACGTTTAACGATTTATACAATGAATCTTTAATCAACAGAGCCAGAAACACCCTTACAGAACTATTTTTAAGATCTGATGCTGACTACCTATTGTTTATTGATGGTGACGAAGGTTTTAACGCTGATGGTGTTATAGATATGATTGATACAGATTTAGATATTATTGGGGCTGCCGTGCCAATGAAAGCAATTAACTGGGCTAACGTAGAAAAAGCAGCAGAATTAAAAAAACCTGATTTGAAAAGGTTTGGATCTTATGTAAACATAAACTTTGTTGATAGACAAGACTTGCATAAGGTAGCAGATAATCCTAAAAAACCATTAGAGGTAAAAAACATAGGAACTGGTTTGCTGTTAATTAAACGTAATGTTTTTGAAACAATGAAAGAACATGTTGGAAAATATAAAAGTGATCAACTAGATTTGGGTGGTATTAAAAAAGGTGAATACATTTATGATTTTTGGAAAACACAAGTAGACCCAGAAGAAGAAAGACTTTTGTCAGAAGACTACTACTTCTGTACACTATGGCGTAAACTTGGTGGTTCTGTGTATGTAGCACCACATGTTAAAGTAGTGCACGTAGGAACCTATATATTCGTTTAATTTATAAAAAGTTATAAAAATAATGTTATAATTTAGTCATGGCACAACAATCAATTTCAACAGTAAAATCACGTTATGAGACTGGCGATAGGCCATCTCAGCAAGACTATGAAGATTTAATTGACACTACCGCGTCCCAAGCAACACGCCTTGGCACCTTCGGTAATAACGACAACACTATTTCTGAAATTGAAAACACTACAATATTAGATAGTCATAATGCAACAGAATGGAGAATGGTTAAGTATCTTATTTCCATCTCTAAAACAACAGCAGGAGATAACCTCTTCTACGCAACAGAATTGACCATATTAAATGACACGGAAGATAGTTCCATTTCCGAATATGGAACAATAGACAACGATGGGAATATTGGAACCATAAGTGTCTCGAGGGCTGGAAATACAGTGGCTTTAACAATCACTCCAGACCCAGTAATACGGCCAGTCACTGTGCGTTACGCACGCATGGGACTTAAGGCATAAGGAGATAAAAAATGGCAACAGTAACAAAAAATTTCAAGATTAAACATGGTTTAGTCGTTGAAGGAACAACAGGTACAATTAACAACTTTGACATCTTGACAAAAAGTACAGATGATCAAAACTACATTATAGACCTGGTTGGTGGAGACGCTTCATCAAACGCAGTAGCAAACACACTAGTACTTCGTGATGCAAATGCAAACTTTCTTGCAAATACAATCACAGCAGACTTAGTTGGAGATGTAACTGGTCAAGTATCAGACATTTCTAACTTTACTACTGATAATTTATCAGAAGGAACAACAAATGAATACTTTACAGCAGAAAGAGCACAAACTGCATTATCAGGAATGTACGATCCTGCAGGTTCTGCCGCAAATGCTTATTCAAATGCAACTGCTTACACAGACCTAGAAGTAGGTAATGCAATTGCTGATTTAGAAGACTATGCAGATTTTGCAGCAGGAAATGCTTTAGCAAATGCAAACTCATACACTGACAACGCAATTTCTAATGCAGTCTCTGACTTAGAAGAATACACTGACTTTGCAGTAGGCAATGCAGTGGCTGACTTAGAAGATTATACAGACTTTGCAGTAGGTAATGCAATTGCTGATTTAACAAACAATGCACCAGCGTTATTAGATACACTTAACGAAATCGCAGAAGCAATTGGTGACGATGCAAACTTTGTTGGAACAATAACCAACTTAGTTGCAGAAAAACAAAATGCTTTGATTGCAGGAACTGACATTGAGATTACAGGAAACACAATTAACTTTACTGGAAGTTATGATGTTTTAGGCTCAGCAGATACTGCTTATTCAAATGCAGTTACTTATATTGATCTAGAAATAGGAAATGCATATGCAGATTTAGAACTGTTTGCTAACAACGCAGCAGGAAATGCTTTAGCAAATGCAAATTCTTACACAGACAATGCAATTAATCTTTTGTCAACAACTGATATTGAAGAAGGAACAAACGAATATTTTACTGATCTTCGTGCAAAAACTTCAACAGCAGATTTGTTAACAAATGCAACATTAATTAACCTTTCTATTACAGGTAATGCTACTGCAGGACTAACAATAGAAGCAGAAAATGGTGTAGGAGATTCTAACACAGATGCTTTGGTTGAAGGTTCAACAAACCTTTACTTTACAGATCAACGTGCAGTAGATGCTCTTGAAGCAGTG